AAGGAGTATGAGCCAGAACAGGCAGATACACGAGGCTACAAGTTATTTCTTATATACACTATCGAGTGCACTCAAGATGCTTTAAAAGACACATATTTCCCATACCTCGAGTATGCTGGCAAGTACTGTGTTCAACCTGCTTATGAGCTTGGAACACTAAGACACTTGGAGCAGTATGGAGTTAAATTTTTATAACATATTTCTAGCATTTTATTTATCCTCTGTGATAATGTTAATGTATAGATGTTGGTTGCCATCATTTCTATATTTTAGAAAATGGTACCCAGACCACTTAATGAATAGGTGGTGGCCTATTGTATTTATAATACATTTCATAGGCTTTTTAATCGGCGCACCCTTATTATGGGGGTGTATTTTAAATGATAATCTACAAGAAAGATTCTGTATGAAATACATAAATACAGTATTAGAGGGAGACAAATAATGAACTATTTATTTACAGCATTAATTAAAAAATTAGAAGGAGATGCAGAGGTTGCAAAGGCAAACCTACTGACGTACCAACGTAATTCAGCTGGTATCGGGGAACACCCTGATATTGTTGAAGCTATGGAGACTCAAGTCGCAAAAATAGCTGAAGCAGAAGACAAAATTAATGCAATCAAGAAACATTTTTCATAGGATGTTCAAAATAGTTCTTGACAAATCTTTCAATTTCTATTATAATATATTTATATTATGAGTGATAGATATTACCAACAAATGAAGGAAGCGACAGGGTGGGCACCCGGCATGCCTGAATTTTACAAAAACAGGAGAAAACGTATGTCAACATGGACAGATGAAACAAAACAAGAAGCTATTGATATGTATGTAGAAGAGAATGCTACACCAGAGAATAGTATGGAGATAGTTGCAGACATTGCTGAGCAACTAGGACAAACACCTAACGGAGTCAGAATGATTCTTACTAAGGCTGGCGTCTATGTCAAGAAAACACCAGCAGCTAAGGCTTCAGGTGGTTCAACAGGTGGAACTAGAGTATCAAAGGCTGACGCCCAAGACACCCTAACTTCTGCAATTAGCGACGCAGGTATGGAGCCAGACTCCGCTATCATTGAGAAGCTAACAGGTAAAGCAGCACAGTACTTTGCTGATATTATCAACAAAATAAACGAGTAGTTTTAGTACCCCGATTTATTCGGGGTATTTTTGTATCTAAAATATTGACCTTAAGTTAAAAAGAAGAAAATTTTCAACTATTAACTAAGGAGCAGTATGAAAAAGAAAGAGTTCATTGAAAAAATGGACAGAGCAGGGGATGCAGTAATTACTTACAGAAGTCAAAATAGTCGCAAACTAAAATATAATGTTTGCACAATGGACTTCGACAACAAGTATATCCAATCAAAAAGAACTAGGGCGAAAGAAGGTCAACACACAGTATTATGTTTTTGTTGGGACACAGATTCCTTCAGAATACTTGTACCAGATAATGTAACAAGTATAGTACCATTAAACAGGGTAATTAGAAATGAACCTGTATGAAGCCCCGTCAAAATATGAGAAAGTTATTTCAGTCAATGGAGATAACTCTGAGCAAGTAAGATTAGTAATTAATTCTTTTAGAGGAAAGGAGTACCTACATCTTCGTAAGTACTACCAAGACTTTGATGAAGAATGGAAACCTAGTAAGGATGGCATAGCTATGGCTATAGATTTTGATAACACTAGAGGCTTATTCGAGGGATTAGTTGAGATTATCTCTTTGGCAGAATCAAGAGAAATCTTAGAAGAACATTTCTCCGACCTTATAAACCACTCATACCAACCAAAAAATACTTCTTGACAAATCCCTAAAATATCTGTATAATAGATATTATGATTATTAGAGGAAACATGAATTACGACCAGCATGGGCGTAAACGCAAGAAGAAAGCAACGACCAGTAAGAGGCGTTCGTCTAGTGGGTTAAGGCACCAGTCATTACGATTGGAGACGCGGGATCATGCCCCGCACGCCTCACCCTCGATACCAAGTGCAGAGCTATCCCCGTATAAGCCTGCCAAAGATACTTCATATAAGAAGGAAATTAGTAAACAATATACAGTCGCTGTTGCGTATAACAAAGGTGCATACCAAGTTATACCAAGAGATGACATCAAACACATAGGCAAATAGATATGATTTCAGATTTAGTTAGAAAAGCATCAGAAGAATACTACAAAGGTTCGCCTATTATGTCAGATGAGATGTATGACCATCTCTTTACCCTAGCAAACATTGAGGATGTTGGGTACTCTGATATCTCAGAAAAGCGGTTCCCGCATTTATATCCAATGTTTTCCTTACAAAAAGTTTGGGAAGGCGAAGATACACCTGACTTTCCGTGTGCAGTAGTTACACCTAAGTTTGATGGAGCTGCGATAAGTATATTAATTGCGGATGGTAAAGTACAAAAAGTACTAACACGAGGAGATGGAAAAGAAGGATTGGATATCACTAGACTAATGTCTAAGAAGTTACCGACATCTTTTTCACACACTGCTCCTATGCAAATCACAGGAGAGGTAGTATCTCCAAAGACTATACCAAATGCAAGAAACTATGCCGCTGGAGCATTGAACCTTAAAAGCGTTGATGAGTTTATGACTCGAGACGTAAGGTTCATTGCCTATGGCATCAACGTATACCCTACAGAAAACTATGAGTCTGACTTAGACTTTATAGAATCACTCGGGTTTGATACTGTTACTTCAATAGCTGACCAAGCTGAGGACTATCCTCAAGATGGACTTGTTATAAGAGTAAACAGTAATCAAAAGTTTGATAACTTAGGATTTACTAGTCACCACCCTAGAGGAGCGTATGCTCTGAAGAAAAGAGAGCCGGGAGTCGTTACTACATTATTAGGTGTAGAGTGGCAAGTAGGTAAATCAGGTGCAGTATCTCCAGTTGCAATTCTAGACCCAGTAATGATAGAAGATGCGTTAGTTAGTAGAGCAAGTCTGCATAATAAAGCTATCATAGAAGCACTTAACTTAGAGATTGGGTGTTATGTGGAAGTGATTAGAGCAGGTAAGATAATACCACAGATAGTGCAGAGGGTAGGATGAGTATAAGAATAGTACCAGATTTACCTATACACGAGTACAGAGGCGAAGGTAGACGTGCAGAAGTTTACAAACTCAGCAAGAGCAACTTCATTGTTAGAACCTATAAAAATAGTGTATGGCAAGAAGATAAAGAGCTTATGAATGGGGAACGTTTTGCAGAAAACTTCGCTGAAAACTTTGTTCTAGGAGAACTATAGTGCAGTACCTTTCTTCTTTATGGGATAAGTTTTTAGAGTGGAGCTGGAAAAGAGAAGCCACTAGACAGTTCTCCAAACATCAAGTTCACTACCGAGATAAGGATAACACTTGAGCGGAGGAGTATATAATCAAACGTATTTCGACAATCGTCCCCTTGAGAAAGAAAGGGACGGTGTTTTGTACGGAGTTATTTTAGTAAACACTTTTACATGGGAACGAGAATGTATCAAAGTGGGAATTGCTAGCGGTAAGGATTGGAGACACGTGATTAAGCGAAGTCGAGGATTTAAGAATTACGATTTAAGGATTCAACGAACCTATCACGATACCATATATCACTGCTGGAAGTTTGAACAAGAACTTCATGCTAAGTATAAGCATGATAGCTATGCTCCAAAAATTAAGTTTGGAGGACACACAGAGTGTTTCAAAATTTCGTCCTTAATTCTACAGGACTTTCCGAAAAATAATTCTTGACAAATGGTTGAAATCTTAGTATAATATATGTATATTTTGAGAAAAGAGATGATAACAATACCAACAGAATGTCCGAGTTGTAACACAAGTCTAAAACTTGTCAAGGATATCCTGTATTGTTACAATGAACATTGTCCTGCTAAGTGGGACAAGAAGGTGGAGGGCTTTGCCAAACACCTTAAAATAAAAGGACTTGGGCCTTCGACCATTCAGAAACTACAGATTCAAGATTTTCACGACCTCTACTCCTTATCGAGTGACGAGATAGCTGACTGTCTAAATTCTGAACGAATGGGTGACAAGCTGTATTTAGAAATACAGAAGTCTACAGAATCTGGCTTAGAAGAACTTTTGCCCGCATTTGGTATTCCACTTGTAGGCAGATCGATTTCTGCTAAGTTATGTGCAGTCGTGGATGATATCACAGAAATTAACTGGGATAGTTGTCACCGAGCAGGTCTTGGCCCCAAGGCCACTCAGAATCTAATAAACTGGATTCAAAATGAGTTTTACCCAAATGAGTACAACACACTACCTTTCTCTTTCAAGATGAAACAAAAAAGTGTAAAAGAAGAGAGTAAAGGAGTCGTCTGTATCACAGGAAAGCTTAAGAGTTATCCAAGTAAGTCAGCTGCAACAGCAGTGCTAGAGCAAGCGGGCTATACAGTAAAGAGTAGTTTAACCAACGCCGTTACATTACTCATTAACGAAAGTGGTATTGATAGTGCTAAAACTATTAATGCTGAATCGAAAGGCGTAAAAGTAATAACAAATATAAAGCATTTATTAAAGGAAATATAAAAATGGCATTACCAAAATGGACAGACGAGAGAACCGATCAACTGGTTAACTTTGTCGGTGAAGGACCTATTACTCAAGCTCAAGTTGCAGAAGCAGCTGATGAGTTAGAAACATCAACAAGAAGTGTTTCTTCTAAATTGAGAAAAATGGGTTATGAAGTTGAATTAGCATCATCATCAGCAAGCAAAGCTTTTTCTGATGAGCAAGAAGCTACTCTACAAAATTTTGTAGAAAACAACAGCGGAACATATACATACGCTGAAATCGCAGAGAACTTCGAAGGCGGACACTTCTCAGCAAAATCAATCCAAGGTAAAATCTTATCTATGGAACTTACTGGTCATGTAAAACCAGCAGAGAAAGTTGTAACACCTAGAACTTACTCTGAAAGCGAAGAAACAACATTTGTCGAAATGGTAAATGGTGGTTCATTCGTAGAAGAAATAGCAGAAGCTTTAGATAGAAGTGTTAACTCTATCAGAGGTAAAGCTCTTTCTTTGCTAAGAAGTGGAGATATTAACTCTATTCCTAAGCAAAAAGTAACTAAAGGTTCTAACAAGCAAGACCCTTTTGTTGACTTAGAAATTGCGTCTTTAACTGTAGACGAAATAGCAGAAGAAATCGGAAAAACTGTAAGAGGCGTGAAAACAATGCTTACTAGAAGAGGTCTAGCATGTGCAGACTACGATGGTTCAGCTAAAAAAGAAAAATCAGTTAGCTAGTTAAACTTTGAAGCGGAACTCCCTTTTGTGGGGGTCTCCGCTTCTTTTATTTGGGAGAATAATATTGACGCTGGCCTCAGCACTACTACATCAGATTTTATCGCAAAAAGACATTTCGGTCTGGACAGACCTGAAAGAGTTATACTTACCTGCAGAATATAAATCACTATGGAAAATCATCAACTCGCATGTCGATAGATATGGGGATTTACCTAGCTTTGAAGATTTAAAATTCGAGATAAGAGACTCTAAACTACAAGAAATGATTTTTGCAATAGAATCCATTGAGACTGAGATTGATGCTAATACTTTATTAGACTATCAGAAAAATGAATTCACCCAGACAGAGATATTATCTCAAATAGACAGTTTTGTAGATGAAACAATTGCTTTCTCTACAGCTGAGGAAAACCTCGAGTCGTTACAAGAAATTGTAGTCGAGGTTTCCGAGAAGGTCGACACTACTCCGCCAGGAGAGAATATGTCCAAGATTGAACTATTCGACCCTGATGAAGAGATTGGCAAGTTTGTCAGTCTCGGATTGAACACAGAGTATGATAGAGACTTTTCTTTTTCTCCCAAGGATTTGGTGCTAGTGGGAGGGCGACGTGGTGCAGGTAAATCTATTGCATGTGCTAACTTGGCTAATAACATTTATGAAGGTGGACGTTCTGCCTTATATTTCACTATCGAGATGGACTCTCGTCAGATTTTACAGAGGTGTTGTGCTCTAGGTGCTAACGTGCCTGTGAACAGACTGAAGTTAAAGAATCTATCTAAGGATGAGTGGAATAGAGTTGCAAAGTGGTGGTGTGATCGTTATCAAGATAGTGGGGATTTGCTCACTGATTTCTATAATCATAGAAACTTTAACGATTTACACACTAAGCTTATCAAGAACCCTCTTAGAGAGGACAAACAGATTGAGATTGTTTACGATCCGATGCTGACAATTGGTAAGATAGATGCAGTACTCAAAACAAAAATGAATCAATTACCCGATGTTGGCGTTATCATAGTAGACTATCTAAACCAAGTCAAACGATCACTAGCTTCAGGTCGTCAATATGAATGGACAGAACAAATCGAAGTTAGTAAAACTTTGAAATCTATGGCTCAACAATATGAGACTATGGTGTTCTCTCCTTATCAGACTGATGCAACAGGAGAAGCAAGATTTGCAAAAGGTATACTTGATGCCGCAGATGCAGCCTACAGCTTAAACGCTTGGGAACAACAAGATAACTGTATGACATTCAGTTGTCAAAAGATGAGAAGTGCTCAGATGCAAGACTTCACTTCTGAAATGGACTGGGACACACTAAGAATTGGACCAAAGTCTGTACTTAATCCAGAAGATAGAGAAGAGATGAAAGAGAGTACAAAAACTGGAGAAGCAATAGATGAAATATAAAGTAGGGATTACATGCAGTGCTTTTGACTTACTTCATGCAGGACATATTGCTATGTTGCGTGAAGCTAAAGACCAATGCACCTATCTAATATGTGCCTTACAAATTAATCCAAGTTTGGATAGAGTGGAAAAGAACTCTCCTACCCAAACAATTGTAGAAAGATATGCACAGCTTTCCGCAGTCAAGTATGTAGACGAAATACTCGTGTACGAAACTGAAAAAGACTTGATTGACATTCTTACAATGTATAATATTAATGTAAGAATACTCGGAGATGAGTATAGAAATAGAGACTTTACAGGTAGAGATATTTGCAAAGCAAGAGATATAGATATTTATTTTAACAAGAGAGACCACAAGTTTAGTACTAGTAGTCTTAGAAAGAGGGTAGCACAAGTAGAGTGGCTAAAATTCAATGCTAATTAAAGATAGAATACAAAAAAGAATAGACGTAGTAGAGTTTATGATGAAAGGTAATATACACCTCGTAGACCCTAAAGGAGTAATGGAATACTTACTTACAGTAACTAAGTTTTGGTCAGTACTGTCAGAAGAAGATAGAGATTACCTCCAAGCATGTCAAACATCAATAGAAGAAAAATGGGAGTGGAAACAGTGAAAGATAGACATGGAA